GCCTGATTGAATGTCCAGCAATCAGTACTATTAACCCAAGTAAGAGTTTTGTCAGTTGCGCCCTTTAGCGTGATGCCACCGCCATCAGCTGTCGTATCAGTTGGCGTTGAAACAACCGCAATTTCAATGTTCTTATCCTTAATCGACAGCGTGTTGCTTGAGACTGTTGTCGTCGTTCCATTAACAGTCAAGTCTCCCTGGATCGTTGTATTGCCAGACGCATCAATTAATAGGCGCTGCGTTCCGCCAGTCGTAACCGCAAACTGATTTGCCCCAGGGCTGTATATCCCTGTATCGAGGTCGCCAGTAAAGGCAAAACTGGGTAACGCCTCCGTTCCAAGGCCAAATTTTTTCAGCAGATCCTCAACCTTGACTTTTTTGGTCTGATCGTTGACCAAGTCAACAATCGGCAAAACGTCAGTGGCGACCGGATCCGTATAAGCGGTCAGCCCAGAAATTTTGACGTTTGCCATGACTGTCGATGCTTTAGCTTAATTTTAAGACCAAGTGCCAATCGCCACTCGTTTCCAAGTGTTCGTGGCAGTGCAAACGTAGATGTAGTTTGCGTCCCATGTCACCTCACCCAACGTTCCAGCAGCCGTGGCTGATGCAGGAGTATGAGTTGGCAAAATAGGCCGTGACCCTAACGTCACATTTGCAGCAGTGATCGCTGCCATGCTCGTTAACGTCCCAGCAGCTTTAACCTTCAGATCAAGCTTTCCATCTTCAGTTGTGTCGCTGGCATCAACAATGCTGGCCTCAAGTTCTGCAAATTGAATCTGCTCAGGCGTCGACGCATCGTTATTACCTTGGAAGTTGATGCTGCTCAGAACATCGTTGTCTTGACCCGCAACGGAGCTGCCACGGTGGTGATAAAGCGTAATGTCAGCGGCACTAACAGCAACAGCTTCTGCCGACTCAATAAACAGGCCAGTGTTAGCCACTGATTCTGTGATGTGGAGCGGATGCTGTGGGTCAGATTCGTTGACGCCAACCTTGTCGCTTTTAAGCGTGATCCGAGCAGCTGTTGTGCCAGCGGCTGCAGTCATCAACTGCAGTATGCCGTCTTCACTAGCGTTAGTCGTATCAGCAATACGAGCCAGGATTTGCCCGTAACTGATGTCTTCACTCGCGGCGTTACGACCACGGAACTCAAGGTTGCCAAGGTTGTCATTGGCAGCAGGTGATGCAGAGTTGCGATACAACACCACATCAGGTGCCGTATCTAAACCGGCATCAGTGTTCTCAATAATGACCTGATCGGTCGTATCGGTACTAAACAGGTGCAATTGAGCTGCCGCCGTTCCAGTGCCTAGCTGAAAACCTGCAGTCGTGAATTTTGCGACATAACTGCTGTTAGCACTAATGGCAATCTCATTTGATGCGCTGCGATAAAAACCGGTAACGCTTGAATCCGTCAGAAAGCTGATCGCTGGTGCAGAAGCTGATCCATCAGGAACTGCTTTATGGATTGTGCCAAATGTGATGTTTTTATTTTTATCAGCGTCAAGCGGTTGATCAATGTCAACAACAAGAAAAGTATCGCCAGCAGCAGGCGATGTCAGACTGTTTAATTGTGAGATTTTGCGATCAGCCATCAGCCAGCCTCCAAGGTTTCAATGCGTGTTGTCAATGCAGCAATCTCAGCAAAAGCTTCCTGCAATGCAGCAGTTAATAAAGGGACGAGTTTGGATTGGTCAATGCCCTGGTAAACAGGACTGCCGTTGCCATCAACCTCGTCTTTTGTACCAGTAACGCATTCTGGAACGACAGTGGCAGCCTCGTGCGCCAAGAATCCATCAACCGTTGTGTCTGGAACGCTAATAAAATTAAAGCGTTTGACCAACAGTTGGTTTAGCCGTGCTTTTGCGCCTGTAAGTGCAACAACGTTTTGCTTTAAACGGTAGTCAGAGCTTGTGTTGTAAGCAGTGCTAGAACCCGTGATTGAAATCGTTCCAACAGCAGTTGTGTTGTAGTGAAAGCCAACAATGTTGCCAGTTGATGTGTGCCGGTTCAACGCAAGGCATTCACCAAAATTTCCAACGTTAATTCGACCAGAGTCGCTAAATTGAACCCCGTCAGAGTTATTAGTTACAGGATTATTTGCTGTTTTCCATAACAACGATGGCCCGCCATTGTTAGTGTCAAGGGCTCCACCGATGATCATTCGTTTTGTGGCATTGGTTGAAAAACCAATAGTGTCAGCCTCAGGTCGGTAAATGCCCGTATTAGTGTCAGACGAAAAGTTAAGGCTTGGAGTGCCTACCGCACCATCAGCAATATTGAATGATCCGTCAAGGCCACGAAGAGTAATAAACCCATCGTTTGCTTTTGTGCGAATTTTAAGCTGATCATTGCCGGTATCCGCCCAAAGCTGACAAGGGAAAGTAGTCGATGGAGCTGTGTCGCCGCTGTTAGTCGTAAAAGCAGCAGCCAACTGATTGTTAATGTCAGTCCTTACGGCTGCTCCGCTGCCATTCGCTACAACTCCATCCGCCTGTGCCATGACAAACCTTAAGCTTGCTGTGTTCCGTATCCTATCGCAGTGTACTGAAAATCTCGATTGATAACACGGGTGCCATTCTTAAACGTAATTGTAAAACCAGATCCCGTTGGTTCTGACATGACGTAATAATCTCCAGCCCCAAGACCAAAGGCAACGATTCCAACAGTGACTTTAGTGTCATTGTCGGTATAAAAAGCCTTATCAAAAGTCACTGCTTTTCCAGACGTTGACGTTCCAGAAATCAACGTTGCACTGTTCTCAGTCCTGCGCTCAAACTGCACAGACACTCCTAGCTGATCAACTAACGGTGTTTGGTCAAGGTGCTCAGTGCTAAGGACAGCTTTAAATTGGAATGATCTGCCAACATAACCATTGTTTTCTAGTGGTATCCACTCTTCAAACGCCAAGTCAGATTCTTGCCGTACATTTGAATAAGCTCCTGTGTTCGTAACAACCGAAGCGGTCATCAGGCTTTGAGCCGGGCAGTAGTAGAAAAGTCCTGGCGCATTTTTGGCCAGTTGAATCTGGGTGTAAGCGCCCGCTGACCCTGGCGTACCAACAACAGTAACGCCCGTTGTGTACTCAGATCCTCCGTTATGCGTTCCATTCAGTGTCTCGCTAAATCTAAACGAAAAGCCTGAATTACTTGAATGAGACTGGTCAAAAATGTAAGTATTCCCTTCAGTTAAAAATTGCGCTGGATTGTCAATATTTGAGCCGCCAAATCTAAAAGCTTTTGGGGTCGCGCTTCCGTCAGCCACTTGGACCGCAATTGTTACCGTGTCGTTCTCAAATTCAATCTTGCCGCCATCCTCAAGAAGTAGATCAGACTCTGTCGCAGAATTATCAGATTTGCGAAAGTACACTTGAACGTTAGTGTCGTCAGGAATTAATCCGTCAAAGTCTGACCAAAGATCGATAAGCTCCGTACGGTCGTCAATTAAATCACTTTTATACAATCCTCTTGTGGTAAGAATACGATTTAAGCGGACGTTATACTTTGCCCCAAGGTCAACTACTTTTTGGAATATGTACTCCCCCTCAGAAAATTGCGTTCCAAAATGACTGTCAATGTTGTCTGTAAAACCAGCAAGGTCTGGGATGGCATCAAACGACGCATCTCCATCAAAGATCAAGCCGTCATAAACATCGCTGTAAACAACATTGTTCTTTTGCCCAGGAAACTCGCCAGGTGAAGCATCTTCACGAGTTACTTCATAGTTGTATTTAGGCAATGCGTCTGGAACATTAATGACCGCACTAGCAGCGTTGGCACTACGTTGCTTTTGGTCATTAACAAACTTGACGAGATATTCTCCATTTAGCAGCGGCAAAACAACAGAAGTTGTCCTGGCCTCAACGTTGCGAAGCAAAACGCTGTTTGGCCATGATCCACTGCCGTCCGTTTTTGAATTATGTCGGATTTGTGCGACAAAACTTTCAAGCTTTTGACCGCTTGCTGTTGCTGCCCAACTTAAAACAACTTGATCAGCGCCAATAAGCTCAATTTGTACGTTCTCTGGATCAGGTGGCAATATGACAGTGGCTAAACCATCTGATGTATCACTCGTTCCACCAACACCGATAACCCTATTAGCAAACACGGCATCTGACTGCCTGCGATCTGGTTCAGGGCCAATTGCCCTAACCTCAACATACAAACGCTTGCCAGTGGCCAAGTTAGTGTTGATGTCAATCGAATTATCAGAAGTAGTAACAGTTGTGTAATTGCCACCTAAGCCAATTTTGTGCCTTACTTTAAATTCAACGGCTGAAGCGGATAGCCCTCGGGTCCACGATACTGTGGCACGGTTTGTTGTATTACGACCATCGTCTATTTGCTGGAACGCAATCGCTAAATTTTGCGGACTTGCAGGCTTGCCGCCATAAACAGATGGAGAAGGCAGGGCAAGACTTGCGTCCAAGTCATCAACAATGTTGTAAATACCGTCAACATGTTTAACTCCAATAATGCTATAAATTCCACCCTCACCTTCTCCGACAGAAAGGCAGCGATATTTATTTAGAACAACTGAGTCATTTTTAATTGCATATAACGCATTATCCGGCGGCGGCTGAGTGAAAGGGCTTGAAAGGGTTACCTTGACGCCACTGACGCTTGCAATGGCTTGGGTTTCTACCGTTCCATCAGCCATCACAACGGTCAGCTTGTTGCTTGACCCAGCAGGCAATACTGCTGTTTGGTCTAAATTCACAAAGTCACGAGTTGCCCCAACGACCCTGCCCGCAAGTCGCGTGGCAAGCCGCATTTCGTCAGACACCTCAAAGACCTGACCAGGCAATACGTTTAAGCCCTCAAGGCCAACAGAAAAGGTGATCGTTTCGTCATGCAGCTTTTCAGACTGCATAATCCAACGTCCCATACGCTGTGCTTGGTACTTAGACGTGCAGCCAAACGCAACTACGCTTTTTTCTTGTATGCCATACTTTTCAATTAAAGCCTGGTCTTCAATAATAATAAAGTTAGATTTGTAGAAATTGTCTGGATCGTTGTAGCGAACACGAACCCTGGTACTACGAGTCTTAAGAGATGAACCATTATAAACGAAACTGCCATTAACAACATTTGAATTGCTGAAAACATGAATGGCATCAACATTTTGTTTGTCTAGCTCACCATGATCTGCGGCAAGTTGTACGTTATCTGCCTTCCAGAAAACCATTCCACGGAAGACGCTGGCCATGTCCTGTATGACGCTATAAGCTTCCGCCTGCGAACCAATGACAGTATTGATTGCAAAGCGTGGTTCTTTCCCGTCTGGCGTATCTACTTCCTCATTGCAGTACCTAGCAATATCAATCAAATCAACCCAGTTTAAGTTTGCTTGATCGATAAAATCACCAGCGCCAAATCGGGTGTTGGTAAGCATGTTGTAAAAACAACAAACCGGACATGTTGTCCAGTGCAGATCTGTTGTCAGGCTCCCGTCGAAAGGAATATCGGAAGACTTGAAATCAAGGCTGCCATCAGGTCGGAGGCTGCCGTAATTAGACGGCAGCTGCACCTTCATGCCTTTTACTTCGTAAGCCCTTGCAGGCAACGTGTTGTACTCCTCCGAGTCAAGACTTAAATATGCAATAGCTGTAAACGGGTACGAGGTTTTAATTCGCTTGCCAAGAACCATGCTCGTCCAGAAAATCTCATCGGCACGCTTGTCTGCTAAAGGAGTTCTTTTAGGCAAATCCTCAAGATCTTCAAACCTAATCTCAAACGCATCTTCAGCATCTGCAAATTCACGCTTCCTTACTCTGATGCGATAAGGAAACTTGTATTCGCGCAAATCAATCTCTTGCGTCTCAAATTGATACCCAGATCTAGATATACCTTTAATAACGTTCTTTCGCTCTGTATTAATCGAAGCTATATTGATTTTATCAAAATTGCCGTTTTGATCTTCTATTTCAACGTTCAGTTTTATTTGAGCAGAGAATAACTGCCCACGGGCTAAGCCTTCTGGCGCAACACAAAATAGCTTGTTAACAGTAAAAATTAGTTTTACAAAATCAACTTCTGGGTCCGTAATGTCACGGATAACCTGCCCTGCTCCGTAGTCTCGTCCATTCTTTTTGACTAAGTCTTGCGCCGTTAACTCTTCGGTGTAATTAGAGCCAATCTGCTCGTTAACTTGCTCAATAGTTGTCTGAGCGTTGTAGAAACTTGTGCCTCTAGTAACGTCGCCCTGTTCT